TTCTTTAGTAAAATTAAATATAGAGTCTTTCATCTTAGTCTAAGCTCCTTGTCTAAGATCTACATCTAAGCTCTCTAAGTCTAAGATCTAAGACTAAGATCTAAGACTAAGATCTCTACGCGCACGCGTATATGAAGAAAAGTTATCCACAGGTTATCCACAGGGTTATCCACAGATTTCAGGGTAGTTATCCACAGGTTATCCACAGGCTACTCTGAGGGGCTTTTGAGGCTGTTTTCGTACTCTCTTTTGATTTCTTTTACGATCTCCTTTTCAGCTTTTGTATAATCTCGCAAGGGTTTTCCATTCAAATCTAACCCTCTGTAGGGCATCCGTTCGAGCCGTCTTTTGGCTTCTAAGTTTGCCTTTTTGCTCATTTCAAATTCTCCGACAGCCAGACCATGACCGACCCCTCCTCGGCATATTTCTTGGTGACTTTCAGGAATGTGACCTGGGCATCGTCCGCGTAGACCACGCCATTCATCCCGTCCAGCACCGTCTTAGCAATGTTGTCGACGTCGGGTCTGGCAGGGTAAATATCACCGTCCAGAGCTGCCTGGCGCTTCGCTTTGGACCAACTCAGGGGAATGCTCATGGATGCGTAAATGTAGACCGTCAGTGGCGTTTGCAGCGGTGCATTACCGTGCATTGCCTCTGTCGCTCGAGCTGCAATGAGTGCTTCATAATCTCGCGTTACAGCCGGCGTGTAGCTGCGGGGCTTGCCGCCAGCGGTGGAGAACCGTGGTCTGCCCTTGCCTACTGGTGGTCCAGGGATAACGAACTGTAAGGTCATCATTTCAATAGATTCCATGCGGTTTCCCGATCGGGTTCCTTCCGTGCCAGCGCCTCGTCCGGCTGCGGAAATGCCCCGACAGGGAAACTCTTGAGAACGAACGGCAGATCATGCCCGAAGTCGATGAGCTTGTGGAGAAAATCTGTACTAGGGTTTGTCCCTACTCAGAAAGTACGCTTACCCCCTTGATCTGGTTGTCAACCATAGGTAGAGTGACGGTCATGCGCTGCACGTCGTGGCGCTAACCAGGAGTCGAAATGAAAATTATTTTCACTAAAGAAGAAATTAAGGAAATCATCCTTGCCCACGTTCACCGTGAGAGCTGGGAGGAGTTCAACACCATCGAAATCCATAACTGGGACGCCGATGAATACGCAACCGTGACCTATGTCGAACCAACCCAGGAGCCGAGCAATGAGACCTGAAGACAAACAAGATTCCAATCTGACGATCATCCTGGCATCTATCGCCGTAGGCGCAATGTCAGCGATCTGTTTATTTCTTGCTCTCTCTGGAGGTCTCTGATGGTCGGGAAGGTAACCCCAAACACGATGCTGTCTGCATCCCGTATCCCTGCCCTTCTGGGCCACTCAAAGGACGAGACGCCTAATGGTGTCCTTACGAGCGTGATAAACGCCTTACAAGACGTTGAAGAGCCGTTTGAGACCAACGAGGCAATGCACTGGGGCAATCTGCTTGAAGTGCCTCTGCTGCTCGAGGCAAGCGCACGCCTGGGTCTGTCGCATCTGAAACTAGATCATCCAAAACCCTACTTCCATCTCGATGCGCCAATCGCCTGTTCACTTGACGGGAGCGGTGACGGCAACAGTCTGGTCGTGACCAACAATCCAGATGCCGGCGTATACGTCATTGGCCAGGACAGCATCACGCTCGACGGCGTTGGCGTGCTCGAGGCAAAGCTGACCAGCTCGTACCCAGAAGATTGTCCAGCAATGAGCCGTGGTCCGCTCCAGCTCCAAGCACAGATGGACATCACTGGCGCCCAATGGGGAGCTGTCTGTGTGCTCTACCAGGGCATCGAGCTGCGAATCTTCTTGTTTGCGCCCCACGAAGAAACACAAGCTCTGATTCGCAAAACAGCGTTTGAGTTCGAGTCTAAGCTGACGCACTGGTCCGAGACTGGTGAGGTGCAATGGTACGACCCTGCTAATCCCGAGGAATTTGGCACTAAGTGGCCAGGCGATCCAAACCTAGATTCGGTTGATCTTGGTGAATGGGGAGCTACGCTGGCCGAGCGGATCGTCAAGGCTAAACAAGAGATTAAGGTTCTTGAGGCAAGCATTGCAGATAACGAAGCCGAGCTGAAGGAAATGCTTGGCAACGCCACGCTGGCGCACGCTGAGGAGTTCCGCATCTCCTGGCCAATCCGTAACTACCAAGCGCAGCCGGAGAAGATCGTACCCGCCAAGCCAGCGCATTCGATGCGCCAGTCAACCGTCACCATCAAAGGACCGAAATGAAAATCGCAGCAGCATTTGTCGCAGCCAAACGAAAGTTTGCGCCAGCGCTCAAAACCGAAACCAACTCACATTTCCGGAATCGTTACGTCGACCTGGCTGGTTGCCTAGAAGCAGTCAATGACGCCCTTCTTGAGAACGGCATCGCTGTTTATCAGGAGACGTTTGAGGTTCCAGATGGCGTCTGCGTAGAAACCTGCTTTTTGCACGAGTCTGGCGAAACGCTGCGCATGGGCAAGCTGCACGTGCCAGCAGCAAAGCACGACCCGCAAGGGTACGGTTCTGCGCTTACTTACGCACGGCGATACTCTTTGATGGCTGCGTGCGGCATCGCTGCTGAGGATGATGACGGCAACGCTGCTAGCAAGAAGCCGCCTCAGAAGCCCGAGGTGAAGCCAGCAAACCCCTTGGATGCGGTAGCACCTAAAGCGCTGCCGAAGCCCTCTGAGCCGCCGCCAGAGATCATTGAATTCGAGGATGGAGCTGGTGGAACCTGGGCGTTGCGCGTCCCAAACGAAGCCAAGCCACGCTCGATGAGCGATGACGAGGCTGCATGGGTTGTTGAGTTCAATGCGCTGGCCGACGCAGTTATGAAAGCCGGCAAAGTGCCGCCGGTAGACCGCATCGCTAAGCTCAAGCTACTGCGTACTGCCAATGATGGTGAAATTGCTCGGCTGTCGATGGTTGAGCGTGCCAGGTTCTTGCAGACCTTTTCGGCCCGGATTGGCGCCCTCGATGCGCTTATGAAAGCAGCCGCATGAGGATGGCTCAGATCCGATTATTGGACGCAATCGGTGGGCTTGAGAAGTCTCTGGGCCGGTTGCCGTCCATGAATGAAATAGCACGGGTTCTGGGTTGTAGCCCCCAGAACGTCCACAAGATGATCAAACGAATGAGGAGCAAGAATGAAACAATGTCCACCCTGCCACGGGAATTGCAATCAGGGCCGAAACTGTCCAGCGAGGAACAAAAATGACTGACCGCGAACTCATGCAACAAGCGCTGGATGCGTTGGAATACGCATCAGAACAAACAAAACCAGAAAATCTGTATGGGTGCGATTGTTTGATTTGCAAAACCATTCTGGCCCTGCGCGATAGGCTGGCGCAACCAAAACAAGAATGGGTTGGCCTGACATATCAAGAAGTTGTTGAAATTATGGGTTCTCGTGACTGGAATACGTGCTGGTCAGACGTAACGTATACCCGAGCCGTTGAAGCCAAACTTAAGGAGAAGAACACGTGAAAGTCTGGGTTGATCCACCAGAAGGTTGGCGTTACGGGTTTCCCAAGGTCTGGGACACCGAGCTGCACGACAATCTATTTAATTGGTTAGACGACCGCGGTTACCCGTCAGATCTTCGTCACCAATACGGCGAATATTTTCACGTGCGGCAATGGTCTGTCAGAGACGAGCCATTAGGAATTTAGAGCGCAGACACGTCGATGAGCTGGCCCCGAAAATCCAGTATTCCTTCGGCGTGTTTGATCGCTAATTCGGGAAACAACAACCGGGAATCTCGGAATGTAAGCACGGCAAACCCACTGCGCCAGTTGACCGGATTGTCCTCGAGATAATCGTTGAACTGCTTCCCGTCAATGTCGGCCAGTGTTCCGGTGTCGATGCCGTAGCGCGTCCCGCGATAGTCGGTGTATGGCGTGACTTTAAGCGAGTGTAGATGGCCGGTACAAATCGAAGTGCCGCTTCCCATGGTGTTCGTATGCGTAGCGTGGACGCCATTCTTATATCTATGCTTGACAACTACATCATCAGTCAACCAGCAGCTCCAGCACGGATGCCAGGCTTGAAAATGGTCTTTTAAAGTAAAGCCCGCTACGCCCTCATAGCCTGGCGCGTTAGCCGCCAGAAAGTTTTCAAACCTTGAGTCGTGGTTTCCCAGTGGCCATATGAGCTGGACGTTGTGCCGTGCTGCTTTGGCGACCGCTTCAATCTCTGCCAGAGCTTCTTGGCACGCATTCAGCTCCTCCTTTACACTTGGCTGCTGCGTCCAACCAATGCGCGGATACCGGCTGATTGAAGCCCCGTCAAAGGCATCGCCGTTGTTGATCACTGCATATGGTTTGAGCTGGCTGATTGCCCAGAGCAATCCCTTAAACGCCGTGGTTCTCAGTCCTGGCCAGAAGTGAGCGTCAGAGAATACGATTACCACCCCATCGGTGATACCGGCGTGGTGCCGAGCTTTTGTCAGATGATGGGTTTGCAGATGATCAAATGCCCTTGCAGTATCTGCTTTGGCCTCGAGCTTGATCTTGAGCTTAGATTC